CGCTCGTGAACGCGCGGATCTTGCTGGAGTCCTGCATTTTCTGATCCTCTCTCGCTCCGGAGCGTCGCTCGCTCCCGACATGCTCATAGTAGCGCGTGCGTTACAGTTTGTAAAGAGGGGGGGATCTAGCAGTGATTTCCGGGAGCGAGACGCCGGTGAGCGCCGGAGCGCGAGACAGGTGGTCTAGCCAGACACGCCTGCCACCAGGCGCTCCTCCTTCACACTGGTTGCGGTCTGGCGATCCTGAAGCGCGCGAAGCATAAGGAGCAGGGGAGCGAGCGCATCCTCCGGGAGCGAGTCCACCAGGTTGTAGATCGCGTCGCGTGTGGAGGAGCCTCCGGACCGGTGAGGTCGGTGGCCTGCGAGTCGGAGGACGTGATCAGGGTCCTCCCCTAGGACCGCGGCGATGATCAGGCACGTCGCCGGATCCGGCTGGCGGAGTCCTCTCATGTACTTGGAGAGGGAGGAGGCGGAGCCTTGCACCGCGTCAGGGCGCATCCTCCGCGCGAGGTCTACCGGCTTCCAATCGCGCTCCGCGAGCGCGTCCAGGATCATTTCTCGGAACGGCTGGAAATCCCAATTCTGCGCTGGCATCCATTCCCCCCAACTGGGCTAGCCCCAATGTCTCCCGGGATGTTTACGATAACACCCTGAGACAATGCTTACAAGCGCAATAATGGTGCCAACAATTCTAGTCTCGAGAGACTAGACATTTATGTCAAGACGCGATATTCTCAAGCAGTCGGAGCCAACGGGATCCGACCGGTCAAGCGGAGGAGTCGCACAGCGTGAAGATTCAGCAGCAGCCCGGCGCGATCCGGAACATGAAGATGGCCACCGTCGTCTCGCGAAACCTGACGGAGGAAGGGGACGCGTTCCGCTTCTTCGCCAGCCCCATCGACTGGGATTACAGGGCTCCCGACACCTGCCGCGTCCTTCTCGCTCGCTACCTCACGGTGGTCGCCATCGGAGCGGACTCCTGGGCGTCGGTGATGTACACGGACACGATCAAGAACGGAGTCAAGGACGCGGTGATCGCGCTCTCCGAACGCGTCGCGAAGATGGTCGCGGAGGCGACGGACGGCAGTGACGACTTCCTCTGGGGGATCTACTCCCCGGACTCTCACGGGAAGGACGCGCTGGAGATCGCCAAGTGCTTCGACGCCAAGGCAGGCGTTCGCTAGGGATTCGCTCCCGCGGGGAGGACCGTCCTCCCCGCGGGATTCCGGAGGAGCAGGCCGTGAAATCCTTCACCCAGTGGATGTACGACACCTTCGATCTCGAGACGCTTGAGCAGATCTCGGAGCACGGTTGCTCGGACGGGATTCCCGGACTCATCTACTACCGGGAGACCTCTGAGGTCTACAGCCGATTTGATGAGGACATCTGGCGGCTGGTTTCCGACGCCGCGCGAGAAAACGGACAGGACGTCATCACCATCATCGGCATCCCCGGATCGCGAGACGTTACCTGCCACGACCACTTCGCTCAGTTGATGGTCTGGGCAGCCGCGGAGATCGTCGCTCCCGTTGCTTCGTTTGCGAAGTCGCACCGGAGCGCCGCTAAGGAGGAGGTGACCGCCTGATTTCAGCGCGAGGGAGGGCGTTCCTCCCTCGCGAGATCTCACCTCGCGGAGACGTTCAAATGCCACACATCCCCTGCGTTATCTGCCGTGACGGAGTCATCTACAACCAGGAGGAGGCTAATCCCCGTCCGCTCTGCGGAGAGTGCGAGTGGTTCAATCCGGCACCGATTGTGGACGCGGCGCTCGCGTTCGTCGGCTACCAGCCGGAGGAGGGCAAGACCTGCATCCGGACGGAGATCGGAGTGACGTACTGCTTCCGGTCCTGCTTCGTTCGCGGTGACTGGATGCACTTCCTGAGCGCGTCTCTAGAGACTTGGGGACGTGCGTACTACATCAGGCGCTCCTCCATCGTGGCGGCGTGGGCGGTCGAAGACTTCGAAGGCAAGGAGGCGTAGATGTACGGCACGTACGGGACGATCCTGGGAGTGTCTCTCATGATCGCGTGGGCGGTCTTCGGATTCTATGTCGGATCGAAGTGGGAGCGGACGAACGCGGAGCGCCGGTTGCGCTTTGAGCGCCGGAAGCTGGAGCGGTGCACGAGGGAAGTCGCCGGTGAGTGAGACCGTCTCCGCGCTGGCCGCGCTGCTCGTGATCTTGGAGAAGCGCCTCCGGTATCTCGATGATCACCCAACGGTGCCGGGAGGGGAGCGCGAGTATCAGCAGGCTATGGAGCGCTACCGGGACATTGATCGTCGGCTTGATCGCGTGATGTGGGAGGAGATCCTGTGACCACGACAGAGCGTCCCGTCTCCGTTCCGTTCGCCTGGAGCGAGGAAGACCGGGTGTTCACCCGGCGCACGCTCCTCCGGAGCGACATCGCCCATTACCTCGCTTCGACGGGGAGGACGTTCCTCCCTACCTCCGATCAGTGGGGATATGAGATCGCGTACTTCGTCGCGGACGTGGTCTGGGAGGATCCCGGGATCCCGGCGATGGACGCTCACGGAGAGGTCCTCACGCGGTCCCTCACGGGAGACGTGCTCTGTGGTGAGTGCGCGGCCATTGAGGGATCGGAGGACGCCTTGTACACGGCGTTTCAGTTCAACGGGGAAGTCGGAGACGACGATCCCGTGCAGTGCTCGGATTGCCAGGCGCTCATCTACGTCCCGTATCGCGCGGACGTCGAAGACGACGGAGAGGAGGAGTAGTGGCTGCGCCAATGGAGCGCGGTCGGATGAGAGAGGAGAGCGGTCTCCGATGCGTGGGGTGCGAGCGCCTCCTCCCGGAGATCGCCTTCCCCGTGATTCACTGCTGGCCAGGCTATTCGCGGCGCGGATACCTGTGTATGGGATGCCTAGACGTGAGTCAGTACGAAGGAGGTCCCCGTGATCGTCAGTGAGAATCCGGTCAAGATCCTGGAGGAGTTGCAGCGCCAGGCGCGGAGGTATTCCACGTGTCCGAAGGCGGCAGTGGGCGCCGCATTCTACAGCGATAACGCGCTCCTCATTAGCGGATTCAACGGAGCGCCGGAGGGGATGTCCTACACGTGTATGGCCGGATCCTGCGAATGGATGTTCGCGGAGAAGGACGGGACCGGTCGCGACCACGCGCGCCACCTCCACGCGGAGATGAAAGCGGTCGCGAACGCCGCACGGTTGGGGATCTCCCTACAGGAGACGGACCTCGTGGTGACTCAGGCTCCGTGCCCGACGTGCGCGCTCGTGCTAATGGCCGTGAAGCCGCGCTCGCTCTGGTTCCCGATGACGACGGAGTATGAAGGCTGGTATCAGGTGGAGCGCGAGGTGGCGCGAGCGGGGATCACGGTTTGGCAGATCAACCGGTGAGGGAGGACCTCGCGCCGGGAGTGAGGATCCGGACCGTGGCGCGAGGGAAGGGGTGGAACGCTCACGAGCGCCAGCTGTACGGATCTCACGATGGCACCGTGATCGGGATCTATCCGCGGAAGCGCTTCACGGAGATCCTGGTCCAACTGGAGACGGGACCGCTCGCGGGTGAGTGTCGATGGTTTCGCGAGCACGAGATCGCGGAGGACCTAAATGACAGAACTGTCGTTACGGCAGCGGATGGCGGAGCGCCGGAAGGAGATCATCAAGGCGGAGGAAGCGGAGGCGCGGGAAAAGAGTCTGGCGCGGATCCGGGAGCAGGCGGAGCAGGCCAGGCTGGTGGAGGAGCGCCGGATCGCGAGAGCGACGGACCGCGCACTCAACCTGATTTCGGATCAGACGGCTGAGGCTGTGGTGGCGATTCAAGAGCAGGATCGCGCAGCGGTGGAAGTCGCGACTCAGCGCCGCGGGAAGGCTCCTTCCTGGTACGCCGCGGAGCAGCGTCGGGAGCGCGAGCGAGAGAAGCAGCGGGAGAAGGATAGGAAGCGCCGGGAACGTCTTCGCGAGAAGAAGATGCTGGAAATCCGGGAGCGTCGCATGGCGACGATGCGGGAGAATCCCTGGGACTGGTACGCCAACCCACACCTGGGATCGGACGAACGCGAGATGATAGACCAGGTCCTCCGGGAGCGACGCCTGAGAGGCATGGCCGTTCTCGGATACCGCGCCTACACCGAAGACGCGCGCGAGCAGATTCCAGACTGGCGACTTCATCTCTGGATTCAGATCGCCGAATGCCTAGACGGAGGAGGAGCGGAGGATGAGGCTTGGGATATCTGGAGGTCGAACAAGGCTGACCTCAAGGACATCCTCCTCCTGAACGCCTCCGACCGCGCTCACTTCCGGAGAGCGCTGGACGTGATGCGTATAGATCGCCTGGCCTTCCTGGAGCGGATGAGAATCGCGCGCGAAGCGCGAATGTCTCAAGAGACGATATACTGGCAATTCGGAGACGATTCCAGTGATGGAGGTGACTCGAGTGGAGAGCGAGCGGGCATACAGCGATGGTGAGGTCACGACGGAGGACCTCCGCGAGATGGTCATCAAGCTGACGCGCGAGGTGTTTGTCCTCCGCGACCGTCTTGGCCTTGATGAGGAGGACTATCTCCCGTTCGGGTGCTATTCCGCGAACGAAGACGAAGAAGCCGAAGCGGACCTCAGCCCATCCTGGCTTCCGGACGATCTCGCGTGAAGGCGCTGGTCTTCGGCTTGATGCTCGGCATTGCCTTTTGGAGGATGGCGTATCGCGTCGCGGTCGAAGACGTGACCGGGATGCTCTGGATGGAGATCTACGGACGTGGAGAAGAGGACTGGGCATTTGAGTTTGAGCCCAACTAGCGAGAGGAGGTGGCGACGGAGCGAGCGAGTCGCGAGTGAAGAGTCAGCGAGAGAAGAGAGGAGAGGATCTTGACCGTACCCCATGGTTTTGTCGTTTTTTCACCGAAGCGCAAGCGCTTCCCGTCCGCGTTCGTCAACCCGCGGTATCGGACGATCCGGCTGAGCGCGTCCACTCACGCAGAGTTTGGCCATCCAGAGCGGGTTGACCTCGCGTGGAGCGAGAGCACCGGAGAGGTGGCGCTCCTCCCGAATCCCAACGGGAGATTCTCGCTTGCGTACCGCACGATCGTGGTCGCGCGCAGCGAGTGGGACAAGCTAGGGATCCCGGACGGTCCGGGATATTCCGCTCACGCGGCGCTGTCGATGGATGGCAGCCTCCGCATCTTCTTGAAGGAGGTCTAGGCGTGGCAGAATCCTACAACCCTCAGAGCGACATGCGAATGGTTTCCGGCGCTCCCTACCTCCCCGTCGCCGCGCGCGTCCAGTGGCTTCGCGACCGTGAGCCTGCGGCGACGATCACGACCCAGGCTCTGGAGATCACGTCTGATCGCGCGGTCTTCCGCGCGGAGATCGCGCTCCCGGACGGTCGCGGATCGTCCACCGGCCACGGGAGCGAGACCAAGGGTGACTTCCTGGATTTCATTGAGAAGGCGGAGACGAAGGCTATTGGTCGCGCTCTGGCCCTACTCGGATTCGGCACTCAGTTTGTCGGGGATGAGTTGAGCGACGGACCGCGCGAGCGTCCCGTTGATGCGCCGCGGGGAGGAGGGAACGTGAATCACCTCATTCCCCAGCGGCCAGCCGCTTCGACATACCAGAACACCCAGCCTCAGGCCGGATCAGGCGGAGGAGGTGGAGGACGCCCTGCGACGGATAAGCAGAAGGGATACCTGCTCTCGCTGATTCAGGGCCTGCACGTCACGGATCCGGGTGCCTGGATCGTTGATCAGACGGGAGGGACCTCGCTCGCGGACCTCTCCTCTCCCCAGGCATCAAACCTGATCGAAGGGATCAAGGGTGGAGCATTCGCGCCGGGAAAATGATCAGCCCGGACGGGACGGTTGACTCCGTCCGGGAGGTCTTCGGGCAGGGAGACCTGACTCTCCTTCAGGGTCTCGTGGAGCGCGCCGGAGCGAGCGAGCCTCAGTGGGCATTGATGCTCCGCGCCGCGGAGGACGCCGCCTGGTTGGACTGGGTGGCGGATCAGGCCGTGGCCGCGGGAGCGTGGACGTCCTCTCTCGATGCCTTGCGGGCAGAGCGTCTCTCCGAAATGGTCGGTGAGCCTCCCTTCTGAGTTGTTTTTGGGAGGAGGGGAGACGCCTCTCCTCCCACTCTTTGAGGAGACCGAACGTGACATGGGTGAAGTCCAGGGTGGGCCTGATTCGCTCCCGTCCTCTCCGAAGACTCGCGGAGGATATTGGGGTTGATCCCGTCTGCGCTCTCGGAATGCTCCACGCGCTCTGGCACGAAGTCATGGACGATGGAGCGTCGGGAGACGTAACGGACTGGAGGGATGGGGAGATCGGTGACGCCGCGGCCTGGGTTGGAGACAACACCAGGTTCTGCGACGCGCTCCGGAGACACGGCTTCATCGTCCCAGACGAAGACGATCCGACGCGCGAGGTGATCGCGGACTGGTGGGAAATTGGCGGAGGACTCCTGGAGCAGCGGGAACGGAAGCGCCTTGCGATGCAAGCGCTCCGGGAGCGGAGGAAGCAGGAGGAGAAGGAAGCGGAAGAAGAAGCGAGCGGGGTGGAAGCGCCGAAGCGCTCGCGCGCGCCGCGGAGGACTAGCGGAGACGATCCAGCGTTTGAGCGCTTTTGGGAGGTCTATCCGCGGCGCGACGCGAAGGCCAAGGCGCGAGACGCCTGGAAGAAGCTGGGACCGGATTCCGACCTCGCAGACCGGATCGTCGCGCGCGTGACGGAGCAGGCGAAATCGCCGAAGTGGCTGGAGGACGGAGGACGATTCATCCCGCTCCCGGCCACCTACCTGAACGGAGAGCGCTGGCAGGACGAAGGCGTGTCGGTGTCGGCGCTCCCGACTCCTCCCAAGAGACTGGCCATATGAAGACCTGGAATGATGTGGGGATAGATCTCCCTCCGTGGGCTTCGACGCGTGGGCGTGTCTACACCACGTGTCCAAAGTGCTCTCCGACGCGGACGAAGTCGCGGCAGAAGTGCCTGGCTGTCGACGCGTCGGAGGGAGTCTGGTATTGCAATCACTGCGGATGGAAGGGAGGGCTGAAGTCTCGAGACGACGGGGACGGCTGGAGGCGCGTCGCTCCGGTATCGCGACCGCGCGAGTATCGCAAGCCGGAGTCCACTCCGGATCCGGGAGCGCTTCCCGTCCCGGTCATGGAGTGGTTCGCGGAGCGCGGGATCTCGGAGGCAGTGCTCCGGCGAAATCGTGTGGGCGCCACCGCGCGCTACATGGTGGAGACCGGGAAGGAGCAGATGGCGGTCACGTTCCCGTACTTCCGGAACGGGGACCTGATCAATATCAAGTACCGCGCCAGGCCGAAGGCGTTTCAAATGGTCGCTGGAGCGGAGCTGATCTTCTGGGGTCTCGATGACTGCGCCAAGGCGGAGGAGATCGTGATCGTGGAAGGAGAGATGGACAAGCTGGCGGTGGAGGAGGCGACAGGCCGGAGGTCCGTCCTCTCCGTCCCGAATGGGGCAGGCGCCGCACAAATGGGGTACATGGAGGAGGACGCCGCGGCGCAGATTCTAGGGAGCGCGCGCCGGGTGATTCTCGCAGTGGACGGGGACGCTCCCGGTCAGGCGCTCCGCGACGAATTGGCGCGACGGATCGGACGGGAGCGGTGCTGGACCGTCGAATGGCCGGAGGGGACGAAGGACGCCAATGACGTACTGGTCAAGTACGGACGGGAGGCGCTCTCCACGGTCCTTCGATCCGCGAGCGCCTTCCCCATTGAAGGCGTCCTGCGCGTAGACGATGTCTGGGAGGACGTACTCAGTCTCTATGAGTCTGGCCTTCCCCGCGGTCTCTCCACCGGATGGTCTAGCGTAGATCAGGGCTACACGGTCGGAGAGGCTCAGGTCACGATCGTCACCGGCGCTCCAGGATCCGGCAAGAGCGAGTGGCTAGACTGCTTACTCGCGAATCTCGCGACGCAGCACGGCTGGTCCTTCGCGGTCTTCAGTCCGGAGAATCACCCGGTCCACCTGCACGTCGCGAAGCTGGCCGCGAAGGCGCTCGCGAAGCCATTCGAAGACCGCTGGGAGGGACGGATGACCGTGGAGGAGTTGAACGCGGTCCGTCCCTGGCTTCACGAGATCTTTCACTTCATCGCGCCGGAGTCTCCGACCGTGGAGGAGGTCCTCTCCGCGGCGCGACAACTGATCCTCCGTCACGGGGTGCGCGGGTTGGTCATAGATCCCTTCAACCGCTTTGAGCACAAGCGTCCCCGGGAGCTAACGGAGACGGAGTACATCGGGCAGTTCTTGACCGCTTGTCAGCGCTTCGCGAAGGGGACGGGGTGCCACATCTGGATCGTCGCTCATCCGACGAAGCTCCAGAAGAACCAGGACGGGACGTATCCGGTAGCCAGGCCGTGGGACATCTCCGGGAGTAGTAACTGGTTCAACATGGCTGACAACTGCATCTCCGTCGCGAGGGATAAGGAGAACACCGACGGGGACGTGGACATCCACATCCAGAAGATCCGGCACCGCTGGCTAGGTGGGCTAGGGATCGCGACGGTCAAGTATCAGCCGCCAACGGGGACGTACCGCGACTGGGGATGGCAAAAACACGGATGAGCAGGGATGACTACTCCGGGAAGGATCGCCAGCAATGGGGTTGCTCGGGCAAGTGGATATTCCCGACGTGGTCGGAGGCGCTCCGGACCGCGAAGCGTCTCAACCGGCGATCTCAGCAACGCGTTCGTCCCTACGTCTGTCAATTCTGTGGCCGCGTTCATCTCGGAGGTCACCGGCATGAAGAGAAGCGCCGGAGATCCGAAGACGCCTGGGAGGACGAATGATCAACCGGAGGACCGTGGAGGCGCTGGAGGAGGCGCTGGAGAAGATCCGCGAGAGCGTGGAGGAGTATGACGTGGCGCTCGCTCACGTGGAGATCCGTCTCCGGATTGCCTCCCGCATCGGCGTGGTGGAGGACGAAGTCATTGTCAGGACTCCCATTGACGGAAGGAGGAAGCCGTGACCGTCTGTCATGGTTGTGGGCGTTCCCGGCAGCGCTGCGAATGCCTGGAGATACAACTCCTCTCCCAGGTCCGTCTGGTTGGCCTGCCGGAGCCGACGCGCGAGCACCGCTTCCACGAGACGCGTCGCTGGCGCTTCGACTTCGCGTGGCCTGATCGAATGATCGCCTTGGAGGTGGACGGAGGGACTTGGAGCGGAGGACGTCACACGCGTCCCGGAGGGTATGAGCGCGACGCGGAGAAGCTGAACACCGCAGCGACGCGCGGCTGGCGCGTCCTCCGCGTGACCTCCGCGATGGTGAAAGACGGGAGAGCGCTCGCGGTGCTTGAGGAAATCCTCTCCGATGACGTTACGGTAACGTGACGGTAAGGTGACCGCACACCGTGCCACACGCTGTAGGAACGTGCATGCCTGGTGGCGTCACGTTACCCATATAGAGAAGAAGAGAAGAGAAGAGAAGAGAGTAACAATCGGCTAGCGAGGTCTGGTATCATGTCTTCCGGGACGCAATAGCGCCGGGAGGAACGATGACGAATCAGTGGGGCATTAGAATCGTCGGAGAGGGAGAGGAGTCTCCGGACCAACTCTTGGCGAATCCGAAGAACTGGAGGCGACACCCTGGACACCAGCAGGCGGCGCTCTCCGGAGTCCTGAATGAATTGGGGTGGATTCAGCGCGTCATTGTGAACCAGCGGACCGGATACCTCGTGGACGGCCACGCTCGCGTCACGGTCGCGATGCGCGCTGGTCAGGACAGAATCCCGGTCCTGTACGTGGACCTCAGTGAGGAGGAGGAGGCGCTCGCGCTCGCGACGCTAGACCCTATCTCCGCATTGGCTACGGCTGACGTTCAGGCGCTCCGGGATGTCCTTGATGAGGTGAAGACCGGCGACGCCGCGGTAATGTCGATGCTGTCAGACCTCGCGGAGCGAGAAGGCGTACTCGAGAGCCTTGCGGATCGCGCCGCTGGTGCGGAGGTCGACTACACAGCAAAAATTGACACCCCAGTCTATGAGCCTACCGGAGAATGTCCCGATATTCGGTCATTGGTTGACCGGAGCCGCTATGAGTCCTTGCTCTCTCAGATTGAGGAAGCGGACGTAGATCGTGGCGTCAAGGATTTCCTGAGGCTGGCGGCGACGCGTCACCTGGTCTTCGATTATCGCCGCGTCGCTGAGTTCTATGCTCACGCGGACTCCTCCGTCCAGCACCTCTTTGAAGATTCGGCGCTCGTGATTATTGACTTTGATCGCGCCATTCAGCTTGGGTATGTTCATCTCGGAGAGGAGATGAAAGACATCCTGGAGGAGGCTCTTGATGACTAAGTCCTTCTGCGTCTTTATCCTCTCCCATGGCCGTCCCGGCAATGTACTGACCTTGGAGGTCCTCCGGAAGGGAGGCTATACCGGCGCTTGGCGGATCCTAGTGGACAACGAAGATCCGACGCTGGATGAGTACATCCGGCGCTTCGGGGAGGACCGCGTGATCGTCTTCGACAAGGCGCTGGCCGCGGAGACGGTAGACACCGGGGAGATTTCGGGAGACCGGCGTGCCGTCGTCTTCGCTCGCAATGTTTGCTTTGGGATCGCGCGAGATCTTGGCTTTGAGTACTTCCTCCAGCTTGATGACGACTATCACGCCTTCTTCATGCGCTATGAAGACGGAGCCTCCCTCCGCGGAGCCCAGGTCACCAATATGGATGGCCTGTTCGAAGCCAAGCTGGACTTCCTCCGCGCGACCGGTGCGGCCAGCGTCGCCTTCGCTCAGGGAGGGGATATGATGGGCGGGATCAACGGTCATCACTGGCGTCGGAAGATCTCGCGGAAGGCCATGAACAGCTTTTTCTGCCGCTCCGACGATCAGTGGCGATTCGCGGGATTGATCAATGAGGACGTCGTGGCGTACACGATGCTCGCTCAGCGCGGGGTCCTCTTCTTGACCACATCCTATGCGGTCGTGAATCAGCTTCAGACGCAGCAAAACTCTGGTGGCCTAACGGACATCTATCTCGCTCTCGGAACGTATGTCAAGTCATTCTACAGCGTGATGATGTGTCCCTCCGCGGTCAAGATCTCCACGATGGGACGGACCTCGCGCCGGATCCATCACACCATCCAGTGGAAAAATGTCACGCCAATGATTTTGGATCCGTCGCTCCAGAAGTCTCCGCGCACGGAGGAGGAGAAGGAGCGAGCCATGGCAATGCGGCGCGGCGCGAACGTCTTCGCGGAGGAGGTCTCCTTCTGATGGCGCGACCGTCGAAGTACACGCCGGAGGCTGTCTCGCGAATCCTTCAGGCTCTGGAGGTCGGAACACCGTACAAGCACGCCGCCGCCTTCGGCGGAATCAGTGAGGACACGTTCTCCCGTTGGCTGAAGCGCCACGCGGATTTTGCGGAGTCTGTAAAAGCAGCGGAGTCTCGCGCAATGGTCGGGAGGCTGGTCCGGATCCGTCAGGCGGAGACGGAGTCCTGGCAGGCCGCGGCCTGGTGGCTGGAGCGCCGCTATCCGACTGAGTTTGGACGGAAGACGGTCTCCCGGATTGAGGTGGATGACTCCCGGCAGATGGAGGAGATCGCCAGCCAGTACGGAGTCTCCGCGAGCGAGATCGCTGCCGCGCTAGCCAAGAACGGTCGCAGTGGGCGATAGCGCTCGCGTCGCGGAGATCATCGCCGCTGCGATGTCCGTCCTCCGGAGTCGTGATCCCTGGGCCGAAGACAGGCGGGTGGAGCAGGCGCCTCCTCCGGGAGGCTGGCGCACCTGGGTGATTCTCGCTGGCCGCGGATTCGGGAAAACGCGCGCCGGAGCGGAGTGGATCCGTCAGCAAGTCCAGGAAGGAGTCGCGGAGTACATTGCGCTGGTGGCTCCGACGGCTGCCGACGCTCGCGACGTGATGGTCAAGGGGGAGAGCGGGATCATCGCGTGCTGTCGGAGGTACGGCATCGACGCGGTCTACAAGCCTTCCCTTCGCTGTGTGGAATTTGGGAATGGGGCCAAGGCGTTCACGTATAGCGCGGAGGAGCCAGACCGTCTCCGTGGCCCACAGCACGCCATAGGCTGGGCTGACGAAATCGCTGCGTGGAAGTATCCGGAGACGCTAGACCAATTGCGCTTCGGTCTCCGCCTGGGGACCGCGCCTCAACTCGTGGTCACCACCACTCCCCGTCCCATCCCCGTTATCCGTCAGCTCAAGGAGGAGGGAGAGGACGTCTCCTCCGGAACGATCATCACGACCGGAAGCACGTTTGATAACGCGGCGAATCTCCCGGACTCCTTCATCCAGGCGCTGAGAGCGAGGTATGAGGGGACGCGCCTTGGGCGCCAGGAGTTGTACGCGGAGGTCCTGGACGATGTCGAAGGAGCGCTATGGCGCTCCGCGGAGATTGAGCGCTTCCGGGTGCGCTTCCCTCCGCTCTCGGAGACCGGGGAGCCGTGGCTTGCTCGGATCGTCGTGGCGGTAGATCCGGCAGCGAGCGCCTCCGCTTCCTCCGACGCGACCGGGATCGTGGTCGTGGGCGCTGGCTTCGACGGCCATTTGTACATCCTGGATTTCGACGAAATGCGAGCGACTCCGCTTGGCTGGGGACGCCGCGCCCTGGATCTTTATCGCGAGTGGCGTGCCGACGCGCTGGTCATTGAGAAGAACCAGGGAGGAGATATGGCGGTCCAGGTCCTCCGCACCGCGATCTCGGAGGCTGGCGTGTCTCCGCATCCGCGGATCGTCCCCGTCACGGCGACTCGCGGGAAGACCACGAGGGCAGAGCCGATAGCGGCGCTATACGAACAGGGACGCGTTCACCACGTCGGCTTCCTCCGCGCGCTGGAGGAGCAGATGTGCGCCTTCCCGGTCGCGACAAACCACGACGATCTCGTTGACGCTCTCGTGTGGGGAGCGACGGAGCTGAGTCCTGAAACCAGTCGTGCCGGACTCCTCCATATCCTGTAACATTGAAACAAGCGTTCGCATTTGGAGGTGCTATGGATACTTCGGCGATCAGCGTGTTCACGGAGATGACCAACGCGCTCAATGAGCGCCGCGCGGAGGTCTCCATCTACCGCGACTATTACGCCGGAAGGCAGCGCGTGGAGTTCTCCGGGGAGGCTGCTCAGAGCGCGTTTGGGAAGAAGCTGGAGCGCCTGACCTGCAACCGGTGCGCCGGAGTCGTGGACGCGCTCGCGGATCGCCTTCAAATCATCGGATTCACCGAAGAGGGAGGAGACGCCTCCGCGGTAGATGCTATCTGGAGCGCCAACCGGATGGACCTCGTGCAGGGGGACGTCCATCAAGAGGCGCTGATCTCCGGGGACGCGTATCTCCTGGTCTGGCCGGATCTCCGGACCGGCATGCCGGTGATCTTCCCGCACCCGGCTGACCGGATGATCACGCTCGCGTCCACGGAGAATCCCCGCCAGACCGAAGCAGCGATGAAAGTCTGGAGGATGCGGAACGGTCGCTGGAGGGCAAACATCTACCTCTCCGACCGTCTCGAGAAGTACGCCACGAAGGCGGTCTCCGACGACATCCCCGCGGATCCGCGCGTGTGGGAGGTCTACCAGGACCAAGCGGACCTGACCTGGCCCATTGCCTACGATCCGACCTGGGCCGGCGCGGTCCCCGTCTTCCGATTCGCCAACAATGCGCGGCTGGGAGAGCCGGGACGAAGCGAGTTGCGGGACATCATCCCGCTCCAGGACCGGTACAACCAGACGCTCGCGAACCTGGCCGTGACGGAGGAGCATCAGAGCTTCCGGCAGCGCTGGGCGACGGGGATCCAGTTGATGCGCGATCCGGAGACCGGTCGCGTCCTCCCGCCATTCAAGGCTGGTCCAGGAGACCTCTGGATTAGCACCAGCGACTCCACCAAGTTTGGCGACTTCGACGCCGCGGACCTCCGGCAGTTCTTGGAGACCGCGGAGGGGTGGGAGATGCGGATCGCGCGGACGTCTCGCGTCCCGATTCACTACCTCCTGATGTCTGGCACGCCGCTTTCCGGAGAGGCGCTGAAGACCGCGGAGGCTCCCTTCGTGTCGAAGATTCAGGACCGTCAACGCGCCTTCGGATCGTCCTGGGTTGACGCGATGACATTCGCCGCAAAGATCGCCGGAGTGGACGTCTCGCTGGATACGGTCTGGCAGCATGCGGAGACGCGGAGCGAGCGCGACTTCTGGGAGATCGCCCAAGCGCGACGCGACCGCGGCGTGAGTGATCAGGCGATCCTCCGCGAGTGGGGATACACGCAGGAGGAGATTCTCAGGTTTGAGGAGGAGATCTCCGCGAGCGACACGGTGACCGGCAATGCGGTCGCGCGCGCGTTCAACGCCGGGACCAGCCTTGTCTAAGATCCAGGACGTGATCGCCAAGCAGCGAGAGGCGCTGGGGAATAAAGACGGCGCGGTGATGGATCCCGTCCTCCGCGCGTATCGCAATTCCGAAGTGAAACTCACGGAGCAGCTAGACCGCCTTCAAAAGCGCATCGAGACGCTCCAAGCCTCCGGCAAGCCTGTTCGGGTGGGGACCATTTTCGCTCTCGAGCAGACCAAGGCACTGCTGGCGCTCGCGAAGTCGGAGGGGACGATCCTGGCCGCGGAGATCCAGTCCTCTCTGGGAGCCATTCGTCCGGAGATCGCAGCGCAGGCCATCGAAGACGCGAAGGCGCTCGCGCTCCTTCAGCTAGGGGAGACGCCTCCCGGCGCCATCTCCATCGACTGGGTTGACGTCAACCGGGACGCGGTCAACGCTATCGTCGCGACCACCCAGGAAGGACCTCTCCGCGAGATCCTTGATGGCTACGGAGACGCGGCTGCTCAGGATATGGCCGCCACCCTGACCTCCGGCGTGATTCGGGGACGGGGAGCGCTAGAGATCGCGAGAGACCTACGCGACGCCAGTGCAATCAGCCTGGCACGCGCGAAGACGATTGCCAGGACGGAGACGAACCGTGTCTATCGCGCCGCGTCTCATCAGGCCATGCAGGCCAACGCGGATATTCTCAAAGGCTGGATCTGGACCTCCGCTGGGCTTCGCGCCTGTGCCATCTGCCTACTGATGGACGGGACGCTCCACCCGCTGGAGGAGCCGATGACGTCGCATCC